ATCGATAATGGATACTCAGTATTAGGCGAAGCAGACCATCCAGAAGATCTACAAGTAAATTTAGATCGTGTGTCACACATGATTGAAAAGATGTGGATGAACGGAAACGATGGTCATGGTAGACTAAAACTATTGCCAACTCCAATGGGGAACATTTGTTCAACATTATTGGAGAATGGTGTGAAGCTCGGCGTGTCATCACGTGGTAGCGGTAACGTTAGCGAAGGCGGAGACGTATCAGAATTTGAAATTCAAACAGTTGATATTGTAGCAAATCCGTCGGCACCAGACGCTTACCCGCATCCATTGTATGAACAAATATTAAATGGCACAAGAGGAAACATTCTTATGGATGTAGCCTCAGCGTCAACATACGACAACGCTGCGCAAAAGTACTTACAAGAAGAAGTACTTAAATTTATAAACAATTTAGAAATTAGGAGAACATAAAATGGCTCAACATGCAATCGAAGAACTCCTAAGTTCAGAAGTATTATCAGAAGAAGTTCGTACCACTCTTGCAGAAGCGTGGAACGACAAATTATCTGAAGCACGTGAAGAAGTTACAGCTGAATTACGTGAAGAGTTTGCTAACCGTTATGAAACTGATAAAACGTCAATGGTGGAAGCCTTAGACGCTATGTTATCAGATACTATTAAAACGGAATTAGTAGAATTTGCAGAAGATAAAAAAGCTGCTGTAGATGCGAAGGTTAATTACCAGAAGCAAATAGCAGAACATACAGCAACGTTAGATGCGTTCGTAATGGAAACTTTGAAAAAAGAAATCAACGAACTACGTCACGACAGAGCTCTTCAAGAAACAAACTTTAAAAAGTTAGAAGATTTTGTAATGGAACAACTAACTACTGAACTTAACGAATTCCATCAAGACAAAAAAGGACTAGTTGCAGAAAAAGTTCGTCTTGTGGCAACAGGCAAAGAAATGATTGCTGAAACTAAGAAAGAATTTATAAACAAAGCAAGTGGCAAGTTAGCAGTTATTGTTGAAAAAACATTAACTAGCGAACTAGCAACACTTAAAGAAGATATTGTACAAGCAAAAGAAAATATGTTTGGACGTAAAATCTTTGAAACATTTGCAGGAGAGTTTATGGGTTCTCATTTAGCAGAAGGCACTGAAGTTTCTAAACTTACAACTGAATTAACAGCATCGAAAGAAGCACTAGCAGAAAGCGAGAAAGTTATTTCAGAAAAAGAGAATATAATTGAAACGGCTGGCAAAGATGCGAAGCGTGTTGCGGATGCAACTGCTCGTAAAGATGCCATGACTGAGTTAATGAGTCCTCTGTCGAAAGACAAGCGCGATTTAATGGGTAACTTACTTGAAAGTGTTGCAACTGAAAGGCTAACAGCATCATTTAACAAGTATTTACCAACGGTTCTTAACGAATCAACAACATCTAGATCATCAACGCAAACACTAAAGGAATCTCAGACGACTGAGGTCACAGGTAACAAGGCCCGCACACAGGAAACTGAAAGCGATGCCCAGATTATTAACCTGAAAAAATTAGCCGGTATCAACTAAACAAGGAGAATACCAAAATGTCAGAAAATTTATTTGAAAATTGGGACGCCACAAGAGGCGCCCTAACTGATGGCCTAACAGGCAACAAAAAAGCAGTTATGGAAACGGTTTTAGAAAACACTAAAGCGCAGATTACAGAATCAGCTCTGTCTGGGACATCAATGGCAGGTAATGTAGCAACTTTAAACAAGGTTATATTGCCAGTAATTAGACGTGTAATGCCTACGGTCATTGCAAACGAACTCGTTGGCGTACAGCCAATGGCTGGACCAGTAGGTCAAATCCACACTCTACGTGTACGTTATTCAGATACAGCTGCAGGCGCAGCTGCTGGTGACGAAGCTCTTAGCCCATTTGCAATTGCAAAAGGCTATTCAGGCGACACAGCAGGTAGTGGTGCAGCAGCAACTTCGGCTCTAGAAGCAGAAGCAGGTAAGAGATTATCTATTCAAGTTCTTAAGCAAACTGTTGAAGCGAAAACACGTAAACTATCAGCACGTTGGACTTTTGAAGCGGCACAAGATGCTAATTCAATGCACGGTCTAGACGTAGAAGCAGAAATTATGCAGGCACT